AGGTCGCATCCGATCCCGCACCCGAGCCGGTGGACAATGCAAGCAATGCTGTAGGAGAGGTATTCCCAATGCCGACGTTGCCGCTGCCGTCGACACGAACTCTTTCAGTAATCGTTCCATTGCCAGAAGCAGTTAAAAAACGAATATTTGAGGCAACACCACCGCCGCCATCATCGCCAGCCGTAATGTCCAAGAACCGTTTAAACGAGTCGCCCGAAGATTGATAGAACTGAATGGTGCCAGTGTTGGCGGTGCCAGTTTGAAGCGCGGATAGATTTTGCTTCGGAAGATTGAACTGACCAGTCGCCGACAACGTCGTAAACGCGCCTGTGCTCGGCGTCGTGGCTCCCACCGTGCCGTTGATGTTGATTGAGGCCGTGCCCGTCAGGTTCGTGACCGTGCCCGAGCTGGGTGTGCCCAATGCGCCGTTGAACAGCACCGGAGCACCCGCGCTGCCAGTGTTAATCGCCAAAGCCGTTGCGATGCCCGTGCCGAGACCCGAGACGCCCGTGCTGATGGGCAGGCCCGTGCAGCTCGTAAGGGTGCCGCTCTGAGGCGTGCCAAGGATTGGCGTGACGAGGGTTGGAGACGTGGCGAACACAAGCGCACCAGAGCCCGTTTCGTCGCTAATTACACCGGCAAGTTCTGCCGAAGTTGTGGCTGCTAAAGCCGAAAGTTTGTCTGTCGTTACCACCAAGGTCTTGGAGGCTGGAACAGTGGTGCCATTAAGCGTAGTTGTGCTAGAGGACGAAAGACTGGTAAAAGCCCCAGAAGATGGGTTTGCTGCCCCAATAGCCGTGTTTGTAAGGCCAACGGCTGAATAGTCGGTGCTATCCCCCACCACGGCTCCCGTGCGCCCGAACACGCTATGAACAGCGTCCGTCAAATCCACCTTCTCCCAAGCTGTGCCGTTGCTGATAATCCAGTCACCGACGCCAAACGTAATGCTAAACTGCGTTCCAGCCGTGCTTACAACGTAATAGTCGCCCTTGGTAGAAGCCGCAGGCGGGTCGTTTAAGGTTGGATTGTTTGTCGAAGCATTCCATGTCCCTTTGTAATTGACCGTGCCGCTAACAATCAGCGGGGGGGAATAGTTGATAATTTGGTCAAAAATGCCGGACATGGTTAAATGTAGTTGAGTTCGCTAATCGTAAACACGCCCGTTCCGCTTACGGAAATTACCTTGGCGTTTTTTGCCCAGCCCGCGCTCCAAATACCGCTATTACCATCCTTGAAAATGTGGCCAACGGAAGTAGTGGGAGTAGAGCCATCAATGGTGAGACGCACATCTGCGCCTTCTAGCGTCCAATAGACATGGCTCGTATTAACATTAAGAGCTGCAACAATGAAGTTGGTAGCTGTTCCACCAACCGAAAGCGTTCGCATGGATGTTCCGCTAACCGGAAGCACCTGCATTGGTCCGTTAACTATGCGTGAGTTTGACATGGTTAGACAGTGAATGGGGTTGCGTGAACTGAAGCATCCGTAGAAGCAGCGCGAATAAACTTAGCCGCAAGAGCCGTGCTCTTGTTCCAGAAAAACGGAGGCGTCAGTTTCTTGAACAAATGGCCATTGGTTGACGTAGGCGTGCTGCCGTCAAAAGTCACCATAACATCGTCACCCTGAATATCAATTAGGATGTATTTCGTCTTGGACGAAGACCAGACATTCGTAAGAGCAACTGCCGCTGTGCTTACAGCAAGGCGTTCGTCGGCCTCCCCGGTTGGAGACGGATAGAGATTAACAACAAGGGAGTTATTCATTAGCGTGATTGTGTTGAAACGTAGGTAGAAATGCGGCGAAACAAGAAGTTGTTATTGCGCTGATTCTGGGCCTTGCTCAACTCTAGCATAAGGTAGCTCATGGCAATTTGTTCTTCGGCAATAGCCTTGTCAACCTGACCGTCCATACGAAGGAAGTCGGCATAGGTAGCGTGGGCTGCGTAGTGGAAGAACTCTAGTGGAATATCAACCGCAGCAGTGGTGTATGGACCGGGCCATTCCTTCTTGTAGCCAACCCAAAACCCGAGGTTTCCTGTCGCGTTGTTAATGACTGTCGCGCCATTGCTATCAACAAAGAAGTCGTATTCGTAGGATGGGTTTGTGCCAAATGGATTGGCGTTCCAAATACGGTTGTAGTCCGAAATGTCGTCAATGGCCGCAGGGGACACGGTGGCTGTGCCGCTATACGTCTCAACCCCTGTTCCGGATGCAAGGCTGTAAGTAAATGTGTCGTTACTCAGGTTGGTTGTTTCAATGCTTACAACTGTTTGAGTTCCATTGGGGCTAACCGTTCCAGTGAGCCCTGACACAACAACAGTCATTCCAGCAACAAAGCTGATAGAGGCCGTGCAAACGATTGTAACCGTTGTCCCGTTACGCGAAGCAGACGACGATGTTCTAATTCCAGCAACATGATCGTATTCTCGGGCAATTAGATTATTTGTAGCTGGCCTCACCTGTGCGCCCACGATGTAGCGCGGCCACGTTGGGCTGAAGTCATACGCCTCATACAAGCGACGATTGGCCATTGCCAACACTTTCGATTGTTCAAGCACAGTGAACGCATCCACGCCCGAAAGAGCTTGGACAAGTGCTAGCAACTCGGAATATGACTTGTTTTTCATTAAACTCTATTGGGGGAAAGTTCAGGCATCTTCTTGTTGAAGAATCGCATGAAATCTTTGCTGTGAACTGTCTCGTATCCGTATTTCTTTACAAGCCGGAAATACTCACGTCCCGGCATAACACCTATGCACTTCCCTAGGCCGGGAACGCTCTTGTGGTTTTTCATCACAGAGGCTTGTGCGCGAGCTACGTTGGTGCGCTCAAACTCCGTTGCCTTTTCTTCCGCAAGACTCTCTTTCACGATGTTGATAAGCTCGTTATCAATTTCTTCTTTGGAATAGGTTTTTGGTTTATTGATGATATTCATGCAAAACGAAATTGGCCACCCCAGTTAAGAGGTGGCCAAGTTTAACACAACTAAAAAGTTGGCTTAGGCGAGACTGACCAAGCGGAACTTAAACTTCACCTGACCAGCGGTAAGCTCGTTGAGCGAGTAATCCGTGCCAGTCGAGACGTTGGGGGTGAACTTCAGATCAATGGTGTCGGCTGCGGTGTAAACCTTGCCGTTCTCATTGTCGATGTATGCACCCGTGTCAGCAACGTAGGTGATTTCAGTCTGGTCAACGTGCAGGGCCGCAGTTGTCAGAAAGCCATCATCGTCCGTGCCGTCGCCAACAATGACGTTCAGCTCATCGCCGCCGCCGCTGTCGTCGAACGCAGTCATCAGGTAGGCCGAGACATCCGTAACCATCGTCCCAGCAGGGATGACGTATGTGAATGTCTTGGTCGCGTTGTCAGCCAAAACGCCAGCATTAGCAACCGAGAAGGCGGAGAAGTCGATAACAAGCTCGTCGGTCATCCCGAACGCGCTTTCATTTACCGTGAGTTTAGGCATATTATTATTCCTTTCGTTGGATTATGTGAGGGCAGTGATCTTGCCGTGAGCACCGGGGTGTTTCACGATGAGAGTCAAGGCGCAATCAACGTAGCCGCGTTCGCCACCACCAAGGTTGGGGAGACGGGTCGAGCCAGTTGGGATGAGCTCAGCAATGCCGTAATACTCGGGGTTAACCAAGTAGCCGGTGTCCTTGTTGGTCGTATCCGGAGCGCAATCAGGATTCATGTTGACGATGGACACGATGCCGTGGTCGGACTCGTAGAGTTCAACCGACAGCTTAATAGACGCCTCGCCACCATCATAGCTAACTTTGCGAACCGAGTAGTCCGAGCTACCCGAGGTGCGAGCGAAATCGCTGATAACGCGACGGAGCGACGTGTCAGCAACAAGCGTCAAACCATTGCTCATGCCAGTAACGCGGAAGATGCTGGTGATAAGGTTATTGAAAACGGTTTCCGTGAAGGTCGTGCCGGAGCCTTGAATCGAACCCGCTGGGGTGCGATAGGCCGCTGGAACGTCTGCTGGACCTGCGCTATCAATCCAGTCGCCAAGACCACGAAGGCCGTATGGCGTGCCCGCGCCGTCCTCAATCGAACGGTCGTTGTTGGAGCAGAGAGTAGCCTCGATGTCGCGCTTGATTTCGCGCACCGATTTTGCCTCAGCTTGGGCAATCTTTGCTGGACCAACGCTGTCAACAGCGTTTTGCAAATCGCTAACCATGTAATCGCGGCGGAACTTTTGGATATAGTTACCGAGGCGAGCGCGGTTGGAGAATTTGTCCGTGAATGAGGTAACGTCTGCACCTTCTGCAACGCCCGTTGTGGTGGGGGCAGCAAGGCTATCGACAGTCCACTCAACGTAGGTAGCGGTAGCTTTGGATTTAGAGGCGGACGAAAGAACTGGTGTCTCCTCGGGGGCGAGGATCGTCAGAACGTCTGTGAGGTCTTCGCGGTTAGAAACAGCGGAGCCGGGATTAGTTGTATCGTAGGTATTAGAAAAGGCCATATTATTAAAAGTTTACTTGCGTTTAGTTTTTTGAAGGGTGCGGAAGGCAATATAGTCGCCTATGCTTCCTGAGTCCATAAGGCGCGTTCGAGCGTCTTTCACGGCCTTTTCGCCCTTCACTACTGGCCGCTCATTAGGTGCGGCATATAGATCGGGACTACCGGGCGGATTGACCTTGTGACCGGGCTTATCAAGACTGATGAGTTTGCGGCCATACAACGAATTAGCGGCGTGCGCCAACAAGTATGGGAGTTGTGGAGCAATTTCCGGCATCACATCCTCAATATTTTTGAGGCGTGGGTCGGACATCATTGCTTGGTATTGGCGACGAACATCGTTGTCCTCTTGCGAAGACAGCCAATCCAACTCTTTTGTAGCTTGGTTCTGGAAGGCGGAACGTAGCGACTTGCGCTGTTCCTTGGCGTTTAACTCTTTTTGCTGGGCGGGAAGATATTTGTCCCGTGCTTTTCTGGCACGACGCAAATGATCTTTTACCTCAGCTTTGGTAAGGTCTTTGCCATCCACACTGGCGGCAATATCCTCGTATCCAAGAGTCTCAGCTTTATCAAGAACATCCTCAGCCCACTCAATAACTTCGTTAACTTGCTCAGATTGTTTACTGAGTTCGTCCGCAGTTTTGATGTGTTCGTAGGGGTTGTTCTCAACCTTTGGCTCAAGGGCGGTTTTATTGCTCTGCTGTTGGAGATAGGACTCCATTTGCGCCATGCGTTCCTCAGCCATTTTTCGTTTGGCCGTAAGTTCCGCAATGCGTTTAAGCAGACCAGATTTACCCTTTTGAGCAAGCTCGGCAATGTCATCATCTGACAATTCCGTTAGGTCAAGTTGTGAAAGAACATCCTTGCCTTTGGTGTTGGTTGAATCCTGAGCTTCGCCACCTTCCTGTGGGTCTGGCGATTCAGTATCTCCCTCTTCCGCTGGCGCGGCCTTAATAGTGGGCTCTTCGTCAATCTCTTGCTTCTGTGTTACAGGAGCCGGAGGCTTGGCTTTAAGCTCACCCAAACGACGAACAGCATATTCATTCATCGTGATGTTAGACTTATCATTACTCACTGTTGATTTATCGTCCCCAGCGGCGGACGGTGCGACATTAGACATATTATTGTTTTCCGCTGACTTTACGCCACAGCGATTGCGTGGGGCCATCATAGCAAAGATTTTGTTTGCTATTTTGCGACTAGGCATGGAGAAACATTAAACGCCCTTGTAGCTCAGTGGTAGAGCACCAGTTTTGTAAACTGGCTGTCGTAGGTTCAATCCCTATCGGGGGCTCCACTATCTCCCCATCCGTCGCAGCTGGATGGTGTTGAAGCCACCAGCTACGAGGATTTCGTCGCATTGGAGAATACGTCCGCTAATCTGCTGAATCCTATCAGCACTTACGTCATGAAGCTGTTGAATGAGGGCTTCGCGTGTGCTGTGAATTTCTTCAAGGAAATCAACAAAGGTTTCGTTGTGCGAAAGCTGTTCTAGTTTTTTAATGTCCATGAATTAGTATTGTTGTGGGCCGGGGGCCATACCCGAAGGAGCTTGCTGCATACCCTGTGTTTGCATTCCGCCCATTTCGGCGGGAGCTGTGCCAATGCGACCAATCTCAGCGTTCTGAGTTTGCTGCATTTGGAACTGGTATTGCTGGGCATACTTCTGGAAGCGTGCCGCAAATGCCTTATCCTGCTGCAAACGCTGCATAACGTCAGGCTGCTGGCTGTATTGCTGAAGAACCTGCATAGCGATTTGAGCACCATTAGGCCGTGCGCCCACCTCAATGCCAGCGTAAATCTTAGACAAGTCATCTGTGACCTGTTTGACCACTTGCTCTTGGGCTTGCTCGCGTGGACGCAGGATAGCGTCCGCAATGACTGGATTGATGGCTGAGCCGCTAATTTCAAGCAAGGCATCAACGTCAATGCGGCCATTTCTATCAAGCTGCATCAATTGAACAAACTGACCAAGTTGTGTTTCCACGTTGTCTGGGTCGTTGTGCAGAACGTCGTAGTTGATGATTATGTCAAAGTTTTCGTTAGGGTCGCCCTTGCTAAACTTTTGAGGGTCGGAAACGCCTGTTACGCGGAAGAACACTTGATCTGGGCCAAAACGTTGATAGCACTTGTATGACAAGCGCAGAACGTCCCTAACGTGAGTCAGGAACTTATCCACGAAATACTGCTGCTGAATTGTGGACAAGGGATTGCCAACATCCAAACCAATTAGCTTGTCGGCTTGCGTAAGCAGAGTGTTTTCCATCTCCACCGAGCCGGGATTGTATTGTGGCGTTGGGCCGTAACGAATCTCCCCTTGGCGACGATAGGGAAGGAGGCCACCGGGACGAATATCGCTAGGCGGGAAGCCCATTGGATGCTCAATCCACGGAAGGGTAGCAAGCGAGTTGCGGTCTGTGCGGCTATCGCGCTCCACCTTTGTTTGCCACTGGATGCCTTTTAGCAAATCAGCAAAACTTTGAAGATCGTAGAGACGTTTGTTGTCCTCGCTAATCTTTGTTACGACAAACGGGTAGTCTTCGTAGCCGTTCAGAAGCTCATGCTTTGCATAATCCTCTACGTTTTGCTTACCAATTACGTTTCTATGGAAAACGGTGCAATAAATACCCTCCGCGTTGTCCTCATCGACTAAGCGTTGGTAGCAATAAATCACTTCAAACAACTCACTGGCGTCATACGTCGTGGATTTGTAGGTGAAATTGGTGTTGTTGTTATTGTTGTTGATTGGGTCGCCTTCTTCGCCGCAATTTTCAATGACATAATCAACCCAGCTTTCATCCCAACCCTCTGTTGCAATTTTATTTTTAAGCTGTTGGGCACTCATCAACACGCGCCAGAAGCAATAGGGAACCTTCTGTGGGTCGGTAGTGTAAGACGGAAACAAAACATCTCCATCGGGAGCAATGGCCTGAACCATTGGGCAATCTACGCTGCGCCGAATGATGGGGAACTCAGCGTTGCCAGTCTTCCTCAAATCATTCAATGCACGCTTGGCTTTCTTGTCAGTCATTCCATTGAATTGACCTTTCAAAAGTTCAACCAATTGGTCGTCCGACTTTTTTTCCAAGATGGCTTTAACCAAATCGGGACTAACCTGCTGGAGCTGATCTAGTGTGAGCTTCTGTTTGAAGATGCGGTCTTCCTTCTGCCAGCCCACATAGGTAATCATGATGCCACGCTCAAGGAGGTAGTTGGCCCCAAGTTCCATTTGCCGTTTGAACTGAGGAATATAATTAGCCACCATCCACTTTAAGAAAGCACTAGTAACGCGGGCGCGGCCAATGTCGCCAGACTCAACCGGATAGGCGCGAATGTTTGCGCGGTTAAGCGAAGACATGAACATCGCCACGTAGCGATTGATGCGCTCGTTAATGACATGGGCCTCCTGATCGGATGCACCCTTCCACGGGAAGGCATCGCTTCCACCCTTGCGTAAATCCTCGGACTTACCTGCCCACAAGTTGCGCCGATTATCATAGGCATCAGCACACTGGTCAAAATAAAAATTGAGGTCAGTGGTAGTGCGTTCATACGCATTACGGATAGCCATAACATTTGGCTTATCCTGAACGTAAATAAGTGCTTCTTGATTATCGTTTTCCATTTAGGTTTTGTCCAATAGCGCGAATGATGCGGTAGGCTGCACCCTTATCAATTGCTACCTTGTCCGCTAGGACAGCAGCTTCAATTGGTTGGTATTCAGCGTGAAGTGTTCGTTGCAAAATTTCAAAACCCAACAGACGATCAATCTGTTCGTCCTGCCACTTACG